CCACCATTCGATGTATCGTGTGTTAAATGTGAAAATACACGATTAAAAACGTCAAGTGTTATATGTTTTCCCTTAAAGTCTTTATTACAAATACGAAATTCTAATTCGTATGTATTTTTTGAATTAAATTTAGTAATAAAACTTTTAAATTTATTAAATTCATCCTGCGTAATCTCCATTTCTTATATAATAATACTATTTTATATTTATACTATTTTATATTTATACTTATACTATATCTATGTGCGATTTAGCAATATTTCTACAATATTTTGTTGAATTGTGTAATAATTTTATTTTTGAAGATATTGAACTACGCGATATACACACTCGACATATATATAATTCATATTTAGAATCTAATATAATAGAATTGCTCGTTTTTTGACCACATTTTTTACATTCAAATATCCACCCATTAAATATTTCATGTGGTTGTGTAATAGCACTTATATTATATATAAGTTGTTCGTCTATTGCTTTATGCCTCTTATTACATTCGAGTCTCTTATTACACCCAAGTCTCTTATTACATTCTAACATACTATTTATATTATTAATATCAATATTTATATCAATTTGTGCTAATTGAATAACTTTTGTTTGTTTTTCAAGTATATATAGGGGAAGTGACATATCTATATAATGTTATAATATTATATACATTTAATATTATATACATTTAATAAAATTGATTTAAAATATAATGGATATATATATATATTATCAACAACAATGTTTTCAATTGAAAAACTAACAGAAGAACTTGACCCAAACCAGGCTAAAATAACAGAAGACGTTTTAGCATCAATGCATCTTCATAAATATAAGAAGAATATAGGACCTTCATATAATCAAAAAGTTATTAAATCATATACATCACCCAATTATCAGCGTAAAACAAATGATTTACCAATTAGTATTTCAGATAAGATTAATGAGTTAAGTGATTATTATTATAAATTTAATAAATATAATAACTCTTTTCTGGCTTGTATTCTAACTGCGATTGATCCTAATTTCGAATATTTAACAAATAAGAAAAGTGTAATCGTATATACAAAACAGCAACTTGGGTTTCAACTAGATAATAATCATAGAAATTTTGGATATTCAAGAAAACGACTTTTTAAAAAAGAGAAAATGCAAAAGTATCTATTGGATAAATATGATATCGACGACATTAAATACTATATGATTCGTAAATATATTGTTGATTATTATAATATTAATGTTATTATTATAAATAAGACGTCCGATGTAGAATTAGTGTTTTCACAAAAAAATAATGATTTATTTATCCCTCAGAGACCAACTATTATTATGTATCATTGTGATAATAGATATAGTATTATTTATAATAAAAAAGAAGATGATGGTCTATATATGTATGAAAAATACAAACACCTTATTGATACTCTCACATCACACGTAAAAGATATATATATAAATTCTATTACTAAGAAAGACCGGTTAAACATGTATGATGTAGATGAACAAGAACCAGTTGAAGAACCAGCCAAAGAACCAGTTGAAGAACCAGTTGAAGAACCAGTCAAAGAACCAGTCAAAGAACCAGTTGAAGAACCAGTCAAAGAACCAGTTGAAGAACCAGTCAAAGAACCAGCACATAATAAAGACGAGATTAAAGCAATGCAAAAACAATTGCTTAAATTTAAACTAACAGAATTGGTTGGATATGCTATAAAATATAATATTGATATTTATAAGGTATCTCCTGTAACAAAAAATAAGATTAAGAAGATTAAGAAGGATTTGATTGATGATTTGCGCAAGTTAGGTGGAACTTAAATGCGACGAAGCATTTGGCGAGTAGTTTTTTATTATAATATCTTATAACCCTGTGTTTCATATAATTACGTGCTGCTTTATATCCAGTTTTTCTTATTAAACATTTTGTTTTATAATCTAAATTAAATTCGAGTGCGTGAATATCTTTTATATCTATGAATATAGTATCTTTTCTATATTTTTTCTGTATTTTTCTTATAGAATCATCTATTATAGTATATATAATAGAATTAATATATGACATTATATCATTTATTTTTTTTTTATGGTCGTTCAATGTCAAACATATTCCTACTTTAGATTCAATATGTTTAAAATAATCAATTGGATATTGTGATAATAAAGCACCATCTACCACATAACATTTATGTACTATATCATATATTGGTTCATATAATATAGGATATGATATAGTAATTCGCAATGCGTCCATAATAATCATATTGGGTGTTGTATCAATACAATAATATATAGTTTTAGAATTTGATATATCGGACCCTGTAAGAATTAACGTCATTTGGTTATAATTAAATAGTTCAAGAAATGTCATATCCCATATAGTTATCTTCTGTAATATACACGCCTTCAACAACGTAATGATAGACTTACAATCATCCACGCCATATTTTGTAAAAAGATTGGCAGCTTTGATATTTCTATAATCTGTTAAGTTTATTTTAAGAAAAATGTCATTCATCTCACGTGGTTTATAACCAACACATAATAAAGTAGCAATTATTCCACCCACAGAAGAACCTATTATATGTTTTATTCTACTTAGTCTTATTGAATTATCAAGTGCTTCTAGAGCACCGAGTAATACACACCCCTTAACACCACCACCACATATTGCTAAATGCGTTATCATTTGAATGATTTATATAAAGATGGGTTTATATTTATTTTATAAGTGGTACCGAACAATTATAAAATAAATATATATTATAATATATGAGTTTTAGTATCAATGTGTTTGATATACAAAAAAAACAACATAATAAAGACAAATTCCGTTGTTATATATTTGAACGTATTCTAGAAAGATGTAATCTTAAAATAAAAGGGGCGTCTGATAATGAACATAGTTATTGTTTTTTTCAAGTCCCTGAATATATTCCGGGCGAACCATTGTATAATCTAACAAAGTGCGTTGTTTATATTTTAAAGAAATTGAGAAATAATGGATTTACGTGTAAATACTGCCATCCATTTCTCATATTTATATCGTGGAAACAACAGAATGACCATTATCTTTTAGAAGATGATGAAAAGCCACACAACCATATTAGTTCCATATCAAGTAATAATTCCGCTATGTCATTATATAAACACAAAGAAACAAATATTCCTAAAACAAAAAACACATCAGATTATCAATCATTTAATTACTTATTATATAAAAAACAAGATTAATCTTTTTTGGATTTTCTTCCAAATCTTACAAAAGAATCTAATATAAAAATAACGATAATACCAAACATTATAAGAATTAATAGATCAACATATGAACTATCTTTCTTAGATTCTATGTGTCCTCCTCCTCCTCCTCCACCTATAATTCCACCAACTCCAGCAAATCCCTCAACACTACTTGGGTCCTGTTGTTGGGCTTCCTTTTTTTTTTTAACATATTCTAAGAATTCCCCCCATAGTTCTTCCTTATCCATATTATAAGGAACCATTGCGTATTTATCTTTATTATCAAGGTACTCTTTTGGAATATTATTATTCTGGTCTGATTCTCTTAAATTAGAATTATTAGGTATAGTATCATCATATACGTCTTGTTGAGTTTGTGGTAATAAATCAGTAGAGTATTGTTTTCCACCTGAATAACTTATATCTTTATTTGGTTTAACCTGTTCTGGTGAATTTTCTTTTGACTCTGAGTAGTTCTCACCCCATGCTTCTTCAAGTGAACAATATGACACCGATTTAGTCATAATGTGTATATTAATATAATTATAGAAAATAAATAAGAATCCATACTTTAATTGTAATACAAGTAAGCGTGATACAAGTAAGAGTGATACAAGTAAGCGCAATACAAGTAAGAGTGATACAAGTAAGCGCAATACAAGTAAGAGTGATACAAGTAAGCGCAATACAAGTAAGTGTCTGTTAAGTATATCCTATAAAAAAATAATATATAATTTATTTAAGATATGGAAAACAAGAATATAGTCTTAATTATTCTATTAATCATAATATTATTTTTTATATCGACTAATAAAAACTTAACATCTAATTCACTTAACAATAATAATGCATTTCCATTATTGCTAATATTAATAATATTCTATATATGTTATAATAAATTTTCAATGAGTTTAGTATTCATATGTCTATTATTGCTTTTAATAAGTACAACTGGGTTAAAGGATATTATAATTGATAGATTAGATTATCATACAGATAATCAGTTTAGTTATAGATTTAATGAATTATTTTCTAGTATATTAAACAAACCAATTGAACATTTGGATACAACAGAGGAAGAAATATATGAAGATGATATAGTCGAGTCAACCGAAGGAATTGATAATTTATCATACGACGATTTTAAACAAGAAATTGGTGAGTTTAATGGTGATTCAATCGAGCAAACGAAACCCAATCAACCATCCGACCAACCATCCGATCAATCAGATACGTTATCACATCTAGATACAGATGCGAATTTAAATAAGAATAATGGATTGGATGTAAATAGTATGTTTGAAGAACTTAATACAAAAGTAACTGATCTTAAGGCAAATTATAAATAGCAAGATCAAAAAAAATATATAATATAAGATATGTTAGAATATTTATTAGCTTCGTTAAATGGAAGCAAGTTATTTAGTGTATTTATAATATTTATTATGAATATAGGCAGTAAATATATGTCTAAAGATATGCCAGTAGCTGTCGATTTAATATTTGAGAATTTTTGGGCAAGAATGTTTGTTGTATTCTGCGTAGCATTTGTATCAACCCGTGATATCTTTATGTCAACAATTATAACATTATTGTTTATATTATTTTTTAGTTATATATTGAATGAAAAAAGTTCTACGTGTATGATGAAAAAACGAATAGATGATTATAAGATGAAAAACATATCAGACCAAGATGTAGCAAACGCATATCAGATTATTAATGAATATAATCTAAGAAAAAACATAAATCAAAATAAACAAATAGATACATCAGACCCGGATAATAATATATTTATCTAAAATATATTTTTATGACATTGATGACATTGATGAATTGCGGTTATACTTATTTGATGAACCATTATTAACATTATTTCCTTTCTTTTTCATCAATGTACCCGATACTTGTATAACCATCATTCCGTCATTTTGAGTTGATATTTGACTTACCTGAACTCTTACACCAATTATTAGATAGCATTTTGATTTTAATGCTTTATTTTTCATCTTAACAATTGCTCTTTTTTTAACATCGTCTATTTTCTGCGTGATACCACTTATATTTGTCGGACCACCAATAAAAGAGCCAATACTAGCCATAAATTGTCTAAATACATTTATAGTCTGAACCTCCATCGCATAAATATATTTGACTGGTTCATATATATTAGTATCATATGTTTCAATACTTAATAATTTAACTTGTTTCTTTGCCATATATATATATATATATATAAAATTATCAGACTATATAAAATTCAACTCTGGAATCAATTGCGTAATATATTAAAAAATAGTTTATATAAGATTAGTAATATGGGATTAGAAGACTTTGATATTAATTTCGAAAAAGATTCAGATGAAAAAGACGTTATGGTTATAGATGATTTAAAGAATGATGAAACATTTAATATAAATAAAAGAGATATGAACACCAAAGAGCATAGAAACATTTCTCCAAATCTTAGTAGATTTATGAATCAAAAAAAAGAACAAAGAAAACCATCTTTGGGGAAAAGCGTTCCACTGGGTGATTTAGATATGCTTATAAATACTAAGAAATCCAATATAAGTTCTGACGAAGACACATCATCTGATGTTTCTGATAATTATCAAAGAGAAGAAGATGAAGATGAAGATGAGGTATCTCAGATGTATTCTAATAAAGATGAAGAAGATGAAGAAGACGACGAAGATGATGGCGAAGAGGAGATATCATATAATAAGGATAATAACGATTACGAAGAGGAGGAGGAAGAAGAAGAAGAAGTAGAGGAACTTAGTTATGAACAAATACAGAAATCAAAAGCAGAATTTATATATAAACTCAATAGATTAGATAAACTGGGATACAAATCAAGTCGTCGATATTCAATGGCATCTAATCTAGAAGACCTTAAATTTGAATATAACACTCTTAATAGGCAACGAAGTATTGAAAAAAGTGTTAAATTCTCGCGGAAAATGCTAATGGCGTTTGTTAGTGGGACCGAATATTTAAATCATCGGTTTGATTATTTGGGCATTAAACTCGATAAGTGGTCTGAGAATACTATGGAAAGTATTGGGGATTATGACGAAGTATTTGAGGAATTACACGACAAATATAATGATTCGGTTAAGATGGCACCAGAGTTAAGATTACTTATGATGGTTGGTGGTAGTGCTTTTATGTTTCATATGACCCAGTCTATATTTAAGACTGCGTCGCCAGAAATTGGTGATATTTTAAGACAAAACCCTGATATTATGAGGAGTGTATCACAGGCAGCTGCTAATAATATGGCAAGTAATATTGCTCGTGAAGAGAATGACCCGAGTTCAGAATCAATGCTTAATATGATGATGGGTGGGTCTGGTGTAAAATCCAATAATTCTATGGAATCACCGGTTGGGGTCGACGATATATTAGAAGAACTTGGTAAGAATACACAACAACCCTCTCGTGAGAGTAAATATATTCCAACTAAAAACATCGAATTTATGTCAAAGAAGAATAAAAATGCTAAACGCGGTGGAATTCAAATAGATATTTAAACCATTGGGGTTTATATAATATAGATACTTATAAAACAATATGAATACGTTAAAATTCAATTTAATGAGCGGTGATTCAATAACTCATAATGTTATTGATAATATAACATTATATGATATTATACTGGAAATACCGGATTCGAATGAATATATATATAAAGTATTCATTCAGGGGCAAGAAGAATGTGTTTATATAAAAACACTATTAACAACATTGTATAATGAACAGAAACCTGTTTTTTTACTAAAAGCAAATATATCCGAATCTTTGAAAATACTACATCAACATTCTACATTTCCGCTTAATATACACGACTTATATTATAATACTTCATTGTTAATAAAATATTATTGTGTTAGTCTTGAACCATTAAAAGAGTTAACACATTTAACGGAATTGGATATAAGATATTCACATAATACAAATACAACATACATAAAACCTATTCAAAGTCTTACTAATTTAGTATCATTGACTTTATCACGTTGTATTAACGTGGCTACATTATATGATATACAATTTTTAAAACAAATCAAAATCCTAAATATATTGGACGCGCCAATGTTGATTGATATATATAATATTCAGAGTTTAAATAAATTAACACATTTAACATTAAATAGATGTAGTGTATTAACCAATGCCTCGTATATAAAATACTTGTCCCAATTAGAAGAATTATATATATACAATTGTTCTAATATATATGATATAAGCTTTCTCAGTTATTTATTTAAATTGAATACTCTATGTATATATAAGTGTAAGTCTATATATCATATATCACCCTTAAATGAGTTATATAATATAAAAGATCTAACATTATTTACAGATAAAACGTGTTTTATTGATAATATTGAAATAATACAGAATTTGATAAATTTAACATCACTTAAACTAAAGTGTAATACAAATACAAATAATATACTATTACAAACACAATTGATTCGAGAGTTTAAGAATCTTAAAACTCTTGAATTATATGATTGTTCCGTATTTGCTGGAATTGAACTTCCTATACAATTAACAACGCTTCATTTATATAAATGTAATATCTTTACACTAGATACAATAAAACATATGACTATGTTGGAATCTCTGTATATTATCATCGATACTTGTCAATTATATACAAATGATATATCACATGTATTATATAACCTTGATTATATTAATTGTTTTACATCGCTGGAACATTTAAGATTAGAGGGGTTGTTCAATATTGATGTGTCTAAAATAGCAGAATTACATACATTGAAAAGATTATATTTACGTAATAATATAAATCTTAAGAATCTTGATTTAGTCCGACGTATAAGTACTATGGAGTCGGTGGATATTGTGGATTGTTATACGTTAGAAGAAGATAACACACAACTATCATTTATCCGAAATATACCCGACTATAACCACACGTAGCAGATAGCTTAATAAAAATCGACAGCCAACTATTATAAGGTGCATTAAAGAGAGAATTATGACCAAGTCCCAAACCGATTACACGGCGCATCAGGTCCGTTGCTACGCGCGGAAAATTATGACTCCCGAAGAGTTCGCCGCGTATGTCGCGCCACTGGTTCGGGGCATGACCAAGTCCCAACACGATGACATGGTGTATCAGGTCCGTCACTACGCGCCAGAGTGGCCAACAGACCAAGCGTCACAGCTTTACGCTGAGAAACAAAACTCGATGATCAAGATGATCCAGAGAATCCTCGAGAAGTAATCACCTCTTTTTTATAACACATAGACATTAATCCAGTATATTTGCTCGTAAAATAGTATAAATTATACTACGTCAACTAAGAACCATTTATAAGTTTAATATTTTATATTACTATCACTAATAATATAAAAATGACATCTCCAATGACATCACCAATGACATCACAAATGACATCACCAATGACATTGAAAACACTATTACCTCTTACGTCGCGTCTTATAAATGGATTATCTCATCCAATTACAATAGGTATAGTAACACCAATGTTATTGTATCACACGTGGGTTTATATATATTTAGGTCATTTATACAACACTTCATCATTTTATACGGGGTGTATGTATGCGTTCAATTATGCGGGAACTGGTGTAGCATACTGGATTGTATGTCGCCAAGAGCAACCGTCTCATATAAATAATATGTCAAATATCATATGGTGTAATAAAGAATGGTCTAAAAAAGAAGGTAGTCATACACAATTGATGAATCATAATTTAACTATATTAGCACCATATGAGAGTTCACATTCAGATTTCAAGAAGTATTGTATTTGTTGGGAACGATTATTAAAAATATTGATTTTTATATGGTGGGGTGCTACATCAATTAATGTATTGAATAATATACTATGTGACACGAATGTATTACCTCATAGTGACAGATTTGATGATAAACCACTTGGTCTATGGGGGTATTATAATCTCAGCGGACAATATATAGCATCTATTTGTATTTTAACAGGGTCTATTATGATGATGACTGGTTTATTTCAATTAAAATGTTTGATAAAAGGATACGCATATGATTTAACAAAGTATAAAGACCAATCTACGGATTCACCAACTAACACGTTAACTAACACGTTAACTACAACACAAATAAACAACACGATGCGTAAATTAAGAGATGATTACCTGAATATACAGGGGTGTTGTATATCATATAGTCAATTATGGTCATTTCCAATATTAATAAGTCTGTCCTTTTGTACTCAAGTGGCAATATCAAGTGTTTTTGTAATACATTACTTAGTACAAGATTGTATGAGAGGAGATTGTAGTATGGCACTCGTTTTTCCTTTTGTATGGTTATTCGCGGCAATATCAATAATGGGTGTAATATTAAAAAGCATCGCTGATGTTAATCAATCAACTCAATTGATTAAAGATGTGTTTATATACGCAGACGGAGACATTGAAAATACTAATAGTGATTATAGACAAATAGGTGGAAGGGCTAAATGGCTGAATTATCTTGAATCAAATCCATTAAGTCTTGCTATATGCGGGACAATTATAACAACGAAGTTGGTGGTTAATACAGGGTATACAATTGGAGTGGCACTAGGTGGGTTCATAGCAAGTAATGTATTTGGTTAATTACTATACCAGTTTATCAAACACATAGTCATCAATTTCTTTTGGTGTTCTCATACCCGGATCAATCGCGTTTTTATACGAATACCAATCAATGGGGCGAATGATCCAAGTGTTTGATTGTAAATCGATAACACCAGATGCGTCAAAATCAAACAATTTCAACATTCCATCTTTTCGACTTATTCCGATATTATCGGGTTTCCAGTCAATATACATAATTCCAATGCTTTGGAGATAGTCTTTTACAAAACGCATTTGGTGTTTAATGTCGGTCGGGGTGTAATAACACAAATCAATGTCTAGGTGCTCCATAACAACGGAGTTTTCGTTGATATGAATAACATCGACTACCCCACACGATTTAGATACGTCCAATAGTCTGTAAATATCAAGTTCGGTTCTGGTTGTCATTTTAGTGAACGAATCAGTATCACACGTTTGCTCAAAACCACCTTCTAATGTGTATATCATACTATTGCGGTAGTCTTTTGTGAACCCTTCTAATAATTATTTCAATTTTATAAAAATATGGATTTATAGGTTAAATCCATATCATTCAGTAGCACCTGCGTTTAATAGGAGGTCTACGATTGTGGATGATCCATTTTGACGTGCAAAGTAAAGCGGTGTCCAATCATCATTCTCTTTATCTTTCGCATTTACATCAGCACCTGCGTCTATTAGAAGTTTAACAATTTGGAATTCTCCGTGAAAACACGCGTATTGAAGCGGTGAAATACGTTCCACATTATTATTTTGCACATTTACATCAGCGTCTGCGTCTATTAGAAGCAGATGCGGTATCCGACCCTCATTATCTTTCACAATCTAAATACTCATATTGGCTTTTTAATATAGTATATATACAACCTGTCTTTTTTCGCATCTCCTCCAGCTCCATCTTCTGCTTATCAATCTCTGATTTCAATTCCGCCACCACCTTCGCATGTGATATATCCTCATCAATTCGTTGTTTGGTATGAACGAGGGATTCAGTTGATACATCGGTTGTATTGTAAATATCGGGGGTGGTTTGAATAGACTTCATAATATATGGTGTGTTAAACGCAGCAATTGCGAGAGCAACAACAATTAGATGAACAATAATCAAATACTTAAAAAGACGTTTCACACGGGCTTCTTTCGAAATCCCTAGAATATCTTTGTTAAGATGACGGGTTGCCCGTTGTGCCGATTGGGATGCGTTAATAGCAGTTTTAGCAGCATTTGCGATGGCAATACCAGCAGTATGAGATGACATAAAGTTAATCCGAAACTCGGCTTCCCATTTGGTGCGTTCTTCGTCTAATGGTGTGTCGTCAACGGGTAACGCAACTGGTGCGAATGCCTGTTTCTGTTTTTCCATATCGTCGAGGATGCTTGGGGAACTCATAGTAATAGTAGAATTTTGTTATTTTCAACTAATAATTATTTCAATTTTATAAAGATTCGCATTATATAAAGACACGTCGGCATTATATATATAAATGGTAGAACCAGAATATGACACAAAGGAACTAGAGAATGTATTATATAGAAATGAATATCACGACATTAATAAAATGCCGTGGTATAGAATTATAAATAATGAGTTATTACTGGGTCGTAATAAAAAGAAAATAACATTTAACATACCGCCAAAATCAGAATATAAACGCAATCAATATATAGACTATATATGTAATAAACAAGGTTATGTTGATATTAAACTATCAAATGATACAAAGATATTCATATATTATGAAGGGCAGCATAAAGGTATCAATATAAACAATATCGACATAGACATAGAACCGCTCAAAATGAGTGTATGTAATCACTATTCTATGAATGATTTTTATATAGATTCAGAAACCCGTGTTATAGTAGATATTCGTTATAATGTTCCAAATACATTATCGGAACTTCTTTTATCATTCGCGTATAAATATTGCAAACAGGTTATTGTTTTTAATTGAATTACAAAATAATAAGAATTACAAAATAATAAGAATTACAAAATAATTAAAATATATGTTAAAGTATATGACTGCCAAAATTGACAAAGCCTGTAAAGAATGTATTTCAAAATGTAATAAATGTATATCGGGGTGTAAAGTGTGTAAAGACCCTCAAATGAAAAATGATATGAAAGAATGTATCAAGGCGTGTATGATATGTATTGAACTATGTCGTCTCGTTTGTAAATGCTGTAGTATAAATTGCGACAAGGCAGTATTAGCAAGTGTTAAGAAAGCGTGTAAAGTAGCCTGTAAGAAATGCGAAGCATTATGTAAGAAACACAAGATGAAATGTTGCGTCGATTGTTCTAAAGCATGTGCTAAATGTGCCCGTTGTTTATGAATCATATAGACGAGAGTCATAAGTAGCGGCATTTGAACGATAATATTTGGATTAAACGAAAACGAATTATTGATACTAGATTATATATTTAACTTAATGGAGACCTATCCGGACATTTTATTCTTTTATATGTTACTTTACATATCCCATTTTCCCCACATAGTTTTTTCCAAACTATATCGTTTTTTGAGTCTGCTCTAACATCAAAATGCATATATTTACCTCCACACCAATCTGGTAATCCAGGATTCGTAAGAGGTGTATTCGCATATACAGACATATCTGTAGTTATTTTATCTTCGGGTATAACANTAGTTGAACGTTCATCTTTGTTTTCGGGGAAATGCCATAAGTCGGCTGGATAACATCTATTCGAATCTTGATATGTTACATCCCACGTTTTCGCACAATCTTTACAGGCTTGACATTTATAATCCGGTAAACACTCGGAATTTTTCTGACATTCATCGCATGATGTATGGCATATACCCCTATTACACTCTGTATTATTACTAGATATACAAGTATTGTTTGGGTCTTCGCCACATCCACACGATCCACCGCATACCGCATCAGCTTGAACAATAATTGTATTTGTGACATTTGATGTATCCGTTGAAATACTTGTTAATTCCCAACATAATGGTTCGCCTTGATTATAATTATTACTTCCGAAAATCTCATCTCGTGGTGTAGCACCTTGCACTACTTGAAAATAACAATTTGTACAATTACATGTATGTGCACTCCACACACCTGATAAATAATTACACACACCAACTCCATTTGTTTGTACACATGTACCATTTATTCTTTCAGGATTACTCTTTTTCTCATCACTACTTAATATACAATCTGAATCCTTACGACATATTTGAGCAGTTTTACCTCTACATTTATTATTAACACATTCATTACTATCACAATCATCATTTGATGTACAGGATTCTAATGACCCACCACTACATTTACCTATAAGAGTAGTGGTAGGATTAGAACAATTACCCGTTCTAAATTCATTACTAGTATTAGTTACCCCGCTAGTATCAAACCAAGCATATGGTATAGCAACACTAGCATCAACGCCATGTCTACCTTTCCCCGATTTCCAACATCCAGGTTCATCCGCACTGGTACATAGAAAACTATCATTTTGATCATAGTTTGAAATCCATACATTCCCAGTTGAATCTATTGACTCTGAATAACAAGTATCTAATTTATTCGGGTCAGGTGGAAGCGGTTTAACATATTCTATTTTTATTTCACCACCCGTGATTGAAAGACCTGTTATACTAACATTACTCATATAATATAGTAATAATTTAATTTGGTAAAATTTAAATTATTAAAAATGAATCATATCTCATTTCGACATAATGGATTAGACGAAGAAGTTATTATTTTTTGAAAACACTCAACACATACCTTATGATTATTACCGCAATTAATGTCATTTATAATTGATATATTAAACCACGCCTAATTAGTAGAGAATTATACTTTTGATATATCAAATATTTATAAGTAAAATAACATTCAATTAACATTTTTAACTATTTCAACCCGATGAGTTAAGTTAACATAAATATAAATTAATTAAAATATTTTATAATATTCCGCCCATCAATAACATCCGGAGTTGATTGTCGATAATAGGAACACACATATGAATTTGGTAATATATACTTTTTGAATTTCTCTTTAATATCATTACATACTTGATACGATTTAAGAAAATAATAAATATCATTTCTTAAGAAAGGTAATCGATTTTGGTTTTGTAATGATGTATATATACCATATTGAAAACATTTAGTACAAATATTCGATGGGTACCAACACTCGCCTCCTTTTTGTTTAACGGAATAAGTAATAGTGTGTCCAGCTGTATTATATATGTATCCTAATATATTCAATGTAATGTCATATATATATATTTTCCTATGATGTAATATTGTATTTATTACATCAATCTCGTCCTTATAAAATGTTTCAGACGATTTATGATTGTCAAGTTGGCATTTATCGCATTTTGTAGTCATTGTTATATTATATTATTAATAATTAAATTCGATTTTAAATATCAAGTAAACAAAATATAAATTTTATATTGATACAAAATATATGGGTAAGAAATCAAGAAAGGAAAAAAAAGATAAACCGATAGAATACTATACAAAGAAGGATAAATATGATGAAATAGCTCGATTAGTTACAAAACTTAATATATTAGGACTTGGAGTATATGAAAATGAAATGAAGGAACTTGATATCATATCAAACAAATATATAAATGAAAATATTGAATGTCAAAAAACTATAAACTTAACTGGTTCTAAACGGAAAATGGACGTGAAATTTATAAATAATAAAAAATACCCTATATCTGTTAATCTACTTTATGACGCGGGGGTATAAAATAAACAATTTTTGACAGATAATTAAATTGGGACTCGTCTCTAATTATAATAGATCATAATTAAATAATTCATTTTAATTCCAATTTGAAAAATTTATATATTTATATATTATAATGTCTTACAAACAAACAACAGGTTCAAGATGTCAAGTTATGCACGACAACGCCACAAAAACAAGTGGTGGATTAACTAAATCACAACTCAAATATAATAAACAAGGAAAGATTGTTAGCCGTAAAGCATCAGCACTTGCTAAAAATAATAATAGACTTGTTAAAGCAGGTTATATTACTAGAAAAGGTGTCTTTGGAGTTAGTAAGATGAGGGGTGGGGGAGATAGTGTAGAAGTTATACCTGGCCATTATGATCCAAGAAAAAATGAGAACTTAAATTCCATTTTACTAAGAAACGATGGCGAATCTCCTTTATCATCTCATCTTAGTGATAATTTAATTAAGGTATATCAAGTAACTATTGACGATGAAACTTATACAATAGGAGTATTTTATCGTATATTTGAAATAAATGAAAAATCACGTAAACAAGGTTTTGGTACTAAAATAATAAATTATTTTTTAAATAATAAGTTTGATTTTATTTTAGTTGCAAATATTTTAGCTGAAGCAATCCCATTTTGGGATAAATTTAAGAAAATAAAAGATGACAATCTATTTCCAAGAATAGTTGAATTGTTGAAAGATAAAGTCGTACTTAACTATATGAGATTGACAAATCCAGCCTTTCTAATATATGGTGATAAATATTCCCAGAGAAACTTACAATAAACTATTTGAAGGAAGTTATAAAAGAGAGTAAAATATGTTCCTAAAAATCCACATATTCTAAAAATTAAAAATTTATAAATAAAGTCGGTGTTTAAAATGAGCAAATGTGTAATATTAAGTTATTTGATTAAATAAAATATGTATTTTATATATACAATGACTATTAAGTTAGCGGGTATAAATAAATATTCAAAGCTAAATGAACCATCCTATACTTCATTCAAAAAACATAAACGAATACCGCAGAATACAAGCTATATAATGAAATTTATAATGAATATACATAAAATCAACCTGAATAAACCAAAATATACGTGATTAAAGGTATAGTAAAATTGAAATATTAATCTATTAATTATTAAATACATAAATGCATGCACGTAAAAATAGTAACCGGTCTTGTAAAAAGTCCCCTGTAAAGAAATACCCCCGTTACCCTAAGAAATACAAGCCGAACGAATCCAAAAAAGAATATTGCGAGATATGTAAAAAGGGAGTGACGTCAGAAGTATCTGAATTAGATCATCTGGTCCCCCAGTGTCTAAACGGAAACATAAATTACAATGTTCATGAAGATGATAATTTGTGTACTCTATGTGGCAATTGTCATAATATGAAAACGCGTCTTCTCGATGTCCATATTAAACGCAAATTTGATAAAGACGATGATCTTGATATTAAAGAATTACATCGGGCAATTAAAACAACACTTGAACTATTCGACGAGACAGGTGATTCGGATAATAATCGAATGTGGGCTGAACACTTTGGTGATATTGAAATCAAGTGTGTTCAATAGAATCATCTAGATACAATTTATAACCCTCTACGTCAACCTCATATAAAATAAAAATGATTTATTTTATATTTTAAACTATTAAACTTTGACTATGAGTATCACCGCTTACACAGCCGATGGACGGACCAAACAATTCCTAATTGACAAGTTCTTACGAGCAGCAGTTACGGAGTGGTTGGGATATCCTGCTGTGAAGTTATATACTACTGAAAACGGAGAGGACGCAACAAACACGTTTTCACCAGGCGATGTTGTGTTTGCTCTTCCATATACACCTGATAAAAGTCTAGATCCTGATATTTTCAAAGCGTGTTGTAAAGGTAATGCAGAAGAAGTCGCTGACTTGATATCTCGATGTGCTAATGTTAATGCGACAAATGAAAATCTGAATACACCTCTTCATTTTGCGTCATTATTCGGAGATGATTCCGTAGTAGATATTCTATTGAAGAATGGTGCTAATATTAATGCGACAAATAAATATATGAGGACACCCCTTCACAATGCGTCATCTGAAGGACACAATTCAATTGTAGATATTCTATTGAAGAATGGCGCTGATGTTCATGCGACAAATAAAAATATGGATACCCCCCTTCATATTGTGTCATTATTTGGAGATGATTCAATTGTAGTTATGCTATTGAAGAATGGTGCCGATGTTCACGCGACAACACAGAATATGATGACACCCCTTCATTGGGCATCACAAAGAGGACACTATTCAGTCGTCGATATACTATTGAAGAATGGTGCTAATGTTAATGCGACAAATGATGAGAATAATACACCCCTTCATTGTGCGTCAGTGAGAGGAAACTATTCAATCATTGATATTCTCGTGGAGAATGGTGCTGTTTAAGCATTGATGATTAATACAATTTATAAAAACCCACCGACACGTTCCTCCTAATATAAAATAAAAATGATTTATTTTATATTTTATATTTTAAACTATTAAACAACCAATATGAGTATCACCATTTACACACTTGACGGACGGACCAAACAATTCAAAATTGATAAATCCTTACGAACATTAGTTACGGAGTGGTTGGGATATCCAGCGGTGAAGTTCTATACTACTGAAAACGGAGAGGACGAAACAAACACGTTTTCACCAGATGATGTTGTGTTTGCCATTCCATATACACCAGATAAAAGTCTAGATGGTGCTGTTTTCAAAGCGTGTAAAAAAGGTAATATCGAAGAAGTCAAGGACTTGATATCTCGATATGCTGATGTTAATGCGGGACATAAATTTATGGGTGCACCTATTCAGTGGGCATCATATAAAGGGTGCGCCGCAATGGTAGATATTCTATTGAAGAATGGTGCTGATGTTAATGCGTCAAATGAAAATATGGATACCCCCCTCCATAATGCGTCATTACTCGGACACACTACATTGGTCGATATGCTATTGAAGAATGGTGCTGATGTTAATGTAGTAAATGATCGTATGGAAACACCCCTTCTCAATGCGTCGAGGGGGGGGTACACCACAATGGTAGATATGCTATTGGAGAATGGTGCTGATGTTACTGCGAAAGATATTAATGGGGGAACACCCCTTCATTTGGCGTCGGGTCGCGGGGACATCACAATTGCAGATATGCTATTGAAGAATAGTGCTGATATTGATGCGCGTGAAACTGATATGTGGACACCCCTTCACGTTGTGTCATTATATGGATACGATTCAGTAGCAGAGATGCTATTGAAGAATGGTTCTAATGTTAATGCGACAAATAAAAATATGGAGACACCTCTTCATATTGCGTCAGAAAGAGGACACGATTCAGTGGTAGATATGCTATTGAAGAATGGTGCTGTTTAAGCATTGTTGATTAATACAATTTATAATAACCCCCGACGTCAAACTCCTATAAAATAAAAATGATTTATTTTATATTTCAAACTATTAAACAATCACTATGAGTCTCACCATTTACACACTTGACGGACAGAACAAACTATTCCCAAATGACAAATCCTTACGAAAAGCAGTTACTGAGTGGTTAGGATATCCTGCTGTGAAGTTCTATACTACTGAAAACGGAGAGGACGAAACAAACACGTTTTCACCAGATGATGTTGTGTTTGCTCTTCCATATATACCTGATAAAAGTCTAGATGATGATATTATCAAAGCAAGTAGAAAAGGTAATACAGAAGAAGTCGAGGATTTGATATCTCGATGTGCTGATGTTAACGCGACGAATGAAAATCTGAATACACCACTTCATTATGCGTCATTATTCGGATATCATCAAGTGGCAACTATACTATTGAATAATGGTGCTGATATTAATGCGAAAAATGATCAAATGAAAACACCCCTTCATAATGCGGCATCAATAGGAAAATATCTTCATAATGCGGCATCAATAAGAAAATATTCAATTTGCGTTCTCCTAATGTCAAATGGTGCTAGGATAGAAAACACCCCATCATCGTAAAAATGTTACGAACTGCTAATTAATATAATTAATACAATTTATAATAACCATAACTATATTAATCCTGTAAAAAATAAAAAACTAAAAATAAAAACACCCTTTACTTATACCTCTTCTCATACTCCTTCATTTCCTCTTTATAAACTTTTTCAAACTGATTTAGGTCTTCATTCCACAAATCCTTTTCCGTTTTCTTCTGTAGTTCATCATATACGCCCTGTTTTGCTTCGTGTAGTTTCTTAAGTTCTTCAATCTTCTTCTTTGTCAAACTCCTAATTTGCATATTAATAAGATAATCATATGATACAGTAACCACCTCTTCACTATCACCAATATTAAACTTGGGGTATTTCTTCGCAATCAAATCCGCTTCAATAAAATAGAAGTAATACAATAGAAGTCAAGAAAGATAAATATGATGAAATATCTAGATTATTCACAAAACTTAAGGTATTGATATATATGAAAATGAAAATGAAATGAAGGAACTTGATATAGTATCAAACCAATATATAAATGAAGATATAAAATGTATAAAAACTATAAACTTAACAGGGTCCAAAACGAATGTGAAATTTATAAATAATAAAAAATATCTTATATCTGTAAATTTAATTTATGATGCGGGGCGCGTAATATACTATTTACTTTTTACCTTTAAACCCGAAAAACGATTTTCTTTGAGCAGGTTCATGAGGACGAGTCTGATGACGAGTCGCAAATGCGGTTATTTCAGATTGTCTAATAGGTGATAGCGGGGGTCGTATACTGTCAAGGCGTTTATAGTCCGTTATCACTTTACCGAATCTAATTAAATATTTGTTGTCATAATATAAATTAAAATAACTATCGTGGATATCTTTAGTCGCTCTTATAACTCCAATACCACTATCTGAATACACTGTTTGAAATGATATTTGATCGGGTAAATCTTTTATTACATTATTATATTTATCCCATTCAGAAAACGAGGTTATCCAGTGTATGGTATTTATAATAAAATTATATTTCTCTGTAGTGTCACCGTTAGGTAATACTATTCTATCACCAGTATATAGATCTGTGTAATGGCTCGGTTTTATTTGAGATACATCTCCAAGTATTGTTCTAGAATCTATTGTAATGACAGGTAGTTTAGAACCTCCTTTTATTTTTTTTATTTTTTTTGATTTTAAACGATTAAGTGATGATTTAATTTGTGTTATAGTTAAATATCTATTTCCAACTGATCTTTTAATATAATAAGCTCCGTTTTTTGTTTTATAAACAGTAGCTTTATTTCCATTTCTTAAAACATAAATTAACCCCATATAATATATAATATATAATAAAAATGTAAGTAAATCTATAAAACAAGGATTTATAAATTATATTCATACTAGTATCCTATTTATGTTTAATTCGACTGGATATTGATAAACATCTTCATAAATATCTTCTTGGTAATTATGATTAACAATACCTTACTTATATCTCTTTTCATACTCCTTCATTTCCTCTTTATAAACTTTTTCAAACTGATTTAGGTCTTCGTTCCACAAATCCTTATCAGTCTTTTTCTCTAGTTCATCATATACACCTTGTTTTGCTTCGTGTAGTTTATTAAGTTCTTCAATCTTCTTCTTTGTCAAACTCCGAATTTGCATATTAATAAGATAATCATATGATACATCAACACCCTCTTCAATATCCCCAATATTAAACTTGGGGTATTTCTTCTCAATCAAGTCCTCTTCAATAACATCATCATCTTCATTAATCAGTTTAATAGTCCCAGTAATAAACTCAGTAATGAATCTAATCTTCGCCTCATAAATATCAAGTTCACGTCTGTATTTCACCAACATATATTCCTTGCGTTTCAAATAATACGCCAGTCTAACAATATAGAATTCCCCAATGATTTGATTTACACTATCATATTTCTTAATCCGCCCATCAACATCATACAAGTGCATATTAGTATAAGAACAATTCCGTGTTTCACTCAATTTAAGAACACTCTCCAATGTCTCGTCGTCGATCATCTTATCCAAATCAGCCTTCAAGAATTTAATAGTCAATTTAATCTTAGACTCAGAACATTCATTTGTATAAGATTGAATACATTGTTTCTTCTTCTTTTTATCATCCGCCGTTTTATCAAAAATTAAGTCTTCAATGGTTTCTTTATAACTATCAGTCCAAGTACCAATTGGTAATTCGGTAATAACAATCGTTTTATCATCTTTGCGTTTATAACTACCCTGACTAGAATATTTAATTTCATCATCTCCAGTATCAACAACATCGCCAGTAAATCCACGAAACCAAGGTTTCATTACAGCTTGCTCTTTATCACTCATAAGCAATCTAATATTCGCAATAACATCAAGTGGGTTATGAGACGGGATTTTAGTACTAAACCCAGTCCCAATACCTTCACCTCCATTAATCACAGCCAACGGAAGAATAGGCATATACCATTCCGGTTCAATATTAATACCCTCTTCCTCATTATAGGACAATACAGCATTATCATCTGTATTAAACAATACACTGGTAATCCTCGACATATAAGTCCAAATATAACGTGGCGCGCCAGCATCCTTACCACCCTGAATACGGGTTCCAAATTGTCCGTCTGGGACCAGTAGATTAATATTAGTAGCACCCGTATAATCCTGAGCCATTCCAATAATAGTTTCATTAAGACTCATTTCCCCGTGATGGTAACAAGCGTGTTCACTAATATAACCAGTAAATTGAGCAACTTTAATACCCTTCTTCAAATTCCGCTTGAACGCACTAAATAATACTTTACGTTGAGATGGCTTGAGTCCATCACACATACTCGGTATAGAGCGCTTATTATCATAGTTCGAGAAGTGAATGAGGTCTTTATCAATGAAATCTGAATATAAGACGTCCTTCTGGTCTTGTGTAATAATGTTGTCTTTATCATACCCCTTCAACCATTCTTTACGCATATCACTATTCTTTTTAGCGAATGCCATATCAATCTTTTTCTGACAATGTTCATTATCCCATGTATAATTAATCTTCTTTGCTTCTAGGTCTTCAAAACATTCCTTTGCCTCGCTCGATGTACTTGTACCCAGTCCTTTGTAATACTTAATATCCCATTTCTTAACATCAACCGATTTCTCCCAATCTTCATATTCAACCATCGTATAGAATGTCATAACGCTTTTCTTATTACGAGCCTTAACAATCGGGGTAGCAAGTGAAACAATAAATCCGGGTATTTGTGTCAATGTTTCCCAATATGAATTAACGAAATTCATAAACAATCCCTTAATATGATAACCATCTACATCTTGGTCTGTTAGAATCATAATACGACCATATCGCAAATCACTAATATCATCTTTATAATTCTTCTTCTGCTGTAGCCCCATAATGATTTTAATATTTGTAATCTCTTGATTTTCAGATGCCTTCTTATCACTACAATCCCGCACATTAAGCAACTTACCCTTGAGTGGAAATACACCGAATTTATCCCGTCCTGTCTTGGATAACCCAGCAATAGCAAATGCCTTTGCTGAATCACCCTCTGTTAGGATGAGAGTACACTGACTAGATTTAGCAGTTCCAGCCCAATTAGCATCATCCAGTTTAGGGATACCCTTAATAATATTCTTCTTCTTGCCATCAGTCTTAGTTAAAGTAGTAGATTCCTTAAAAGCACCCAACTTCATTGCCTTCTCTACTATTCCTGTCTTACTCAATTTCTCAATGAATTTATCACTAACATCAACCTTAGACCCAAAGTTCTTATAGATAGTAGTCAAATACTCCTTTGTCTGACTATCGAATGACGGATTAACAATGGTGGATTTAATGAAGATATACATATTATCCTTGATATGGTTCTGTTTTAGTTCAACCTTATTCTTCTTACCTTTTGCTGTCATAAATGCCTGTAGTTTCTTTGATACGTGATTAGCAATATGATCTACGTGTTTCCCACCCTTGAATGTATAAATACCATTCACAAATGAAACGTGTTCCATACTATTATCATCACTAGCACAAATCGCAATCTCCCACCAGTCATTGATTTTCTCATAAACTCTCGTCTTAGCTTGTTTATTACCAATATAATAATCAACATATTTCTCAAATTCCTTACACAACAAACGCGTCCCATTAAGATATACATTTACGGATTTATCAGTACAAGCAGTCATATCATAAACCCTCTTTTCCATAAGAGCAATGATATCATCTTCAAGTTCAGTCATACCAAATCTCTTAAGGTCAGGTTTGAATTTAATAATTGTATATGGTTTCGAAACACTACATTTAGTCAATTTAGGTTTAGTCTTCTCAGACATATTATTCGACCACACCTGAATATATTTCTTCTTTCTAACAGCATCGACAGTTTCAACCGAAAATTCAGTAGAAAAGATATTAGCAAGTTTAGCACCATATCCATTCTTACCTCCAGTTGTTTTTGCTTCACTCTTATCATAATTAGCAGATGTAAGAAGATTGCCGAAAATCATTTCGGGGATATACATTTTATGTTCTCCGTGTTCCTCGCACTCAATCCCATCGCCATCATTATAAACACTGATTTCATTATTTGCTTTGTCGATAACAACCTTAATCATAGTTACAGGTTTAACACTTTCATCGCCGGTAGTATCTCTTGTTGTTCTAATAAATTGGTCATAAGCATTAACAATAATCTCATCGAATATCTTGTATAAAGCAGGACAGATTTGAAGCATCTTCTTCTCCATTAATCCAGTTTCTTTATTATAAACATTCAATTCTACATCGCTCTTTTCAATAGAACCAACATATGAATCAGGGAGATTGAGAATGTGTTCAATCTGGTCCATCATAACATATTTTTGGCTAACACTTTTCTTAGTCTTTGGTGGCATTTTAGTATCAGTATTGGTGTATTATATAGTATTATATTTAAATCAATTTTTAATTCTAATATTTATGCGTTGGTAGTGGTATATGTTTTTTTATATGGATAAAACTTATTACATTCTATCAATAGTGGTGTATTGTAATAACAAGGACAATATCTATTATATTCTACCCACCTTCCGATATTAATTACAGGAATTTTTTTATCGATTAGTATTAATATTTTATAAGTAACATTATTAATATTGCTCTTATAAACATACGTAGTTAAATTAATATTTATATATTTATTAACGATATTATATAACATTTTACAATTAAAAAAATACTCGTTATTAAAATTGGTTCCAATATGTAGTAGATAATACAATATTTCTTGATATATAGGGTGTTTTGGCGGAGTCATTAGAAGACCATTAAAAATATTCTTTATGCCTCGATTATTAGTAACAAATAATAAATCGTAATTTAAAATTAATTTAATATCATTAACTAAAACACAATCGGCATCCATATAAATTCCACCAGTATCATATAATATACAATATCTCCACAAATCTGTTTTATGAGCTATTTTACTATAACTTGTAAAGAGATTTACATATCTTTCACCCCAATTGTCCCTAAGATAAACATACATATCTTTTAACGTAAATAATTTATAATCTATATTTTCAGGCAAATGTAATTTATTCTTATCATGAATACATTTGGGCAAATCACCTTCCCACGCTTGATATAATATTTTTGGGACTATATTCATTCTAATTATATAATATATATAATATCATATAAAAATACATATCTATTAAGACTAAATTAAAACGATTTACTCTGTAACACTGGTATTTGTGATTCTATAATCCTCGTCCACATCATTAAATTGAATCTTCTTTTTAAGATATGCGGAGAAGAATATATTCTTTTTCGTATTAACAGTTACATATATATCATATATCTTGAATACAATAAATAAGAAATTAGTCAACAGAACTGTAATCGTTTTGGAATCAAGGAAGTGAGTGAATATAGTAATACAACTTAATCCACTATTTACTAGAAAAAATCCAAGTGATACATAAGCAGAATTTTTATATTTGTTATCTATATTCCATAGTTTTGTTTTCTTTCTTTCTGGTAACATCAATAATGTTTCTCCAATGCTGTCATTATCGTTCGTCTTAAATCGATTCACTTCAAGATATTTGATTAATGATATCTCTCTATAGTATTCAATTATATATGTAATAAATAATGATAAGAAAGTCATTAGATTTACATATATACAAAGTGTTTTAATATCTTCTTTCGGTGAAATATTTTCACTAAAACTACATAGTTGTCCACCGCAATCTTGTGGAATAAATAAAACGAGGAAAGACCCCATTATTACACGATATATTTCAATAAAGAATATAAGTGTGGATTTAATATGTTGTTTAGTATCTTGATTATAAAGATGTTTTTTCTCTGAGTCGTCGGATTTATGCTTTTCAATTGTTTCATCTTTTATTTCTATTTCTGTTAATTCTAAATTTTTTTGACTCATATTTATAATACAACATAAATTGTGTTTATATTGATTTTAATATTAAAATTGATTTAATATTTATATAACCACAACTAGAACAACATCAATATAATATTATGTATCAAGATAATGATATTACAATTCTACACCCTAATTCAGATCGAGGAATTATAATTTGGACTAATTACGTTCAGCCAGAATCAGCCCCTGACATATACGAGACTGGTCTTAAAACAGGAGAGCAATTACATAAAGAAGGGGTTGAATTTGGAAGAGCAGTATATCATCCATATATATTCTTCCGCGCACCATATAGAAAACCAGACAAAGCAGACCCAACTAATGTCGAATCATATTATGACGAAGGTCTGCTTAATTCTTCTAAAAATAAAATATTTATCAGAGTAGACCCTGATAAAACATATACATATTCAAGTGAGATAAGAGTATATATGCCCCCGTCTAAATATCATTCTATACAATATAACAATTATCTCAAGCAATCGCGGAAAACACTAACAGAATATTTGAATATTATTGCCGAAAATAAAGAACATCTACAAAACAAAAACCAAGACGAAACAGCATTATATAATTTATATACATCCCATATACAAGCAATTCACAAAACTAGGTCTCCGTTCATAGAACATTTTGATAATCGTCGAAACTATCCACTTAATACATTGCCGATAAACAGAACGAGTGAAATCCTTGTTAGAATGCCACATTTAACACCTGATTATTTTGTTAAACATTAATAATTATTAAACAATAAATTAATATATTGTGTATAATATTATACAATGTTATTTGATAAATTAAATTATGAAATATATTCACTTAATGAAGATTATGCCTTAAATTCAACTTTTTACATTAAAAAAGACAATGATTTTATTTCAATATTAAACGATGTTCCACTTCAGAATGAAGATAATACATATAATATGATATGTGAAATTCCAAAATATACAAGGAAAAAGATGGAAATAAACCTATCCGAAAAATACACCCCAATCCAACAAGATATAAACAAGGATGGAACGCTTAGAACATATAATTGGGGTGATATGTTATTCAATTATGGAGCGTTCCCTCAAACGTGGGAAAACCCAAATAAGATGTCCGAATTCATAGATATATATGGGGACAATGACCCACTCGATGTTATTGATATAGGCGAATCTCAATCCAAAATTGGAATGGTATATAAGGTTAAGATACTGGGTATTCTAGGAATGGTCGATCAAGATGAATTAGATTGGAAAGTCATAGCTATAAATATTAATGATTCTTTTGCACATAAATTAAATACAATAGCAGATGTTAATATATATAAACCCGGTGTTTTACATACTATTAAAGAATGGCTAAGGGTATATAAAGTTGTGGATGGTAAGAAGAAGAATAAATTTATTTTCAATGAAGACTTTAAAGATGCCGCATTTGCGTATAAAGTTATAAATGAAACTCATAGAGAATGGTGCGATAATAAAGAGTTATTTATAAAAAATAATATTCTAATATCATAAAATAATATATATATATATATATTATAATGTCATCTAAACAAATAACAGGAACAAGAGCCCAAGTTATGCACGGAACCGCTAATAAAACGAGTGGTGGATTAACTAAATCACAACTTAAATACAACAAACAAGGTAAAATTGTAAGCCGTAAAGCATCCGCGTTAGCTACAAAAAATAATAGATTAGTAAAGGCAGGATATGTTACTACTAAAGGTGTTTTTGGCATTGTTAAGACTAGAGGGGGTAATAGATTTGAATTAGGAAATAAACCACAGCAAAAATATATAAATATGATAAAAAAAAAGACAATCCAGATTTGAAGTTACCTATTACACCAATCCCGGAAGAAATAGTTGATTTCCCTGAATTTAATGAAATATTGAAAAATGATGTTAAGACTTGTAATCATACAAAATGTAAGTATAAATATAGAGTAAGTCATGAGGGAGTTGTTGAAGTGTTTCGTATAATTTGGAAACAATATTTTAGTAAATATAGGATGCCAAGCGACCTTAAATTGAACGAAATGTCAACTAGGGAAATTATTATGTATTTAGGAAAGAACAATAATACTTTTAATTTGTTATTAGATTCACTCAAAGGTGAAATATTTGAACAAAACAACAAATCTAATATCCAAAGATATAAAAATTTAGTAAGAAAGAATTATAGTACGTTAGAAGAAGTGTATGGAATGAAAATATTAAGAGGTATGAAAATAACAACTAAAAATTTTAAAGAACAAACATTGTGGAGATTAGCAATACATTATACGAAAATGAATAAATAACAACATTATCTTAAACATATAATATATAATATATACTATGTTAAAACAAATCTTAAATGAAAAAGAAGAAGAAAAATACTCAAACATTAAATATATTTTAAGTGGTGGAGTACTTTTATCTGGTATTAATATTATATATCCATTGTTTATTGTTTCAAAAATAATTGGAACTGCTTTATGCGGGGGATTAGGTGGGTTGAGTGGGAAAACAATGTATTATTTTTCATATGATAATTATTATAAGAAATGTGTATTGTATAAATATAATAAAACTGAATATTATTCAAAGTATATAGAAGACCACGTATTTAGAGAGCAAATGTTTGAAACATACGAATTAAGTATTAACTATGTATATAATATATTAGAGAGGATTCATAACAAAGAACATATACTATATGATTGTTTTATTGATATGAAGAATAATTGGTTTGAAAATAAAAAATTAGATGATATAAATCATATATTAAACTATTACTTCTTTGCTATATATAATTACTTTTATTTCCTAAAAAAACAAGAAATCGTTCAAAATATAGACCTTCCTCTACTTCCACCATATACCAAAGATACGTATATTATACCCCGTTTATTTGAAGATTATAATTTAAGAACTGAAACTTTATTAAAAATATATATCTCAAATGAACGATTAGTGTTTAATACATATTATGATGTGGTAATGAATATGTTAAATACAGAATATTCAGAAGAAAATAATAAATTCACAGAGCAATGTAAGTTAATAATTAATGATAATACAAACACCAATGCTACTAAATCAAATACGAACAGAATATGGATTGAGATGTTTTCTCAGAGGAATATATATGATAAAATCAATTCAATATATCAAATAAATCAACAAGTTGTTTCTGATAATAAACGCTCAACGATATTAGGAGCAGATGATATACTACCACTTATGATAGATAGTCTATCTAATACAGAATATAAATATGTATATTCTCAATATATGTTTTTTAAAAAATATTACAATAACGCTATATATAGAGATATATTTGAATTCCTATTTGTTAAATTTATGTCCATAGTTGATTATATAATGGATTATGAATCAATTGCGATGATAATGTCGTAATTCGAGTTATAATAATTTCTTCCAGTAATTACTCTTTTTATGATACGATGTTTTTCTAACATGTTCTATCATATTACCCGCAATAGACCACATTAGTAAATGTATTTCTTTATAATTAGGATAACATATATTATGAATCGTCGTTGTTACAACATCTGGACCTGTTGTAAAAAGAACATCATATGCTTCTCTAACATTCAATGTGCTTCTTATACAACATAATCTCATTATATCAGTCCATATTTTATGATTTTTAGAAGAAGCAATAAAATAATTTGCTATTCTTATTTTATGTTCTTGTCGTTTATCGAGTGGTAAAGTCTGTCTAATTCTAAATAATCTAGTATCAGCACCTCCTCTTTCTTCCAAACATATAAACCCTTTATTACTTGTTTGTAATACTTTATCTAAATGAACCTTAAGATGTATATCAAAATCAGCATATACACCGCCATATTTTTGTAATATAATATATCTTGCGAAATCCATTTTTTGAATTTTATGTTTATATGAACTATATATATGTTTTTCACCATTATTTAAAATCTCTAATAAGTCTTTTTCCCTCCATAATATAGTTTTATACCCCACGCTATTATAATTAAATAATATAAATAATTTAGCAAATTCAGATGGAAACTCTGAATCAAATAGTAAAGTCCGATGAACCAAACGAGGTATATTATTAATATATGATATATTTGAAAGATCAATGTCTTTATAATTAATATATTTACTATATATCTTATTTTTAGTTATAATATCCATTAAAATAAGATATAAAAGATATAATATATATTTTATATACTTAAATGCGTAATTACTTATTTTATCCATTTCAAGATAGTAATTTAGATGATGTTCCACCACTAAGTGTGAATACGACGGAAAACATAACCCATTCTACATCGGTTTCTACCCAAACAAGCCCAGATAGATGCCCTAAAAGAAATATATATACTGGTATATATAATATACCTTTCTTTAATTCATTATTATTTCCAAATATATTCGGGGGTGATACATCAGGTAATGATACATCAGGGGTTGATACATCAAGTAATGAAACATCCCCAGTTGAAACATCCCCTGTTGAAACATCCCCAGTTGAAACATCCCCAGTTGAAACAACTAAAATACTTTTCTATTATCAGACATTTAGTTCATTAGACTCTATTATAAATCTAAAACTTAAAACAAATTCAGATATATATGTATATATATCATCCGTTCATTTTGGAATTCTTAATAAAGAACCATATATTGGTATAAATGATAATCCAACTAATAAACAAGGTTCTTTGTGGGACGATGCTCTTAAAGCACACGAAAATAATGTTAATATAATGTTAATGATTGGTGGCGCAGGAGGAGCTTATACTGCGCTATTTAGTAATTTCGAAGTATATTATAATTTATTATATGAATTACTAAATGAAAAGAGATATATAAAAGGAGTAGACTTAGATATAGAAGAATCTATTAAACTAGATGATATAAAGATGTTGATAAGAAGACTTAAGAAGGATTTTGGCGACGACTTTATAATAACATTAGCACCTGTCGCAAGTTCTGTTATGTATGATATGCCAAGTATGGGTGGCTTTATATACAAAGATTTAAATAGTTCTCCAGAAGGCGGTTTAATAAGTTGGTATAACGTTCAGTGTTATGAAGAATGTTCCTTTGAAATATATAATAGTATAATAAATAATGGATATACACCTTCTAAGATAGTCATTGGAATGCTAGGTGATAACTTTGATTCATTATCATTTATACCTGTAATGGAAGAAATTAATAAAATAAAAACAAAATACCCAAATATGGCAGGGTGTATATTGTGGGAATATGGTGATACTCATATAAATCCGATTGAATGGGGAATCAACATATAATGATTCAAATATTATATAATATATATTATAATGTGTTATATACAAATATCTATAATTGTTATATCTATTATAATGTTATCTAGTGTATTGTTATATTGTATAAATAAAAAAAAGATACAAGAAAATTGGGAATCGTATTCACAGACTCCTCTAAATTATATCCAAAGTGGTAGTAGTCCACTCGCATATTATAGAAGAGACCGATATAGAAAACCATACAGATATCCTATTAAACATTATGATTCATCGCCATATCCTAATATGTCATATTGGCATTAAATTATGCTGGCTTCGCACGATTAGATACCGAATTACTAAATAATGAATTACTAGATAATGAATTAACCTTGTGTGTGTTATTAACTCTTTGCGTGTTATTAACTCTTTGCGTGTTATTAACTCTTTGCGTGTTATTAACTCTTTGCGTGTTATTAACTCTTTGCGTGTTATTAACTCTTTGCGTTGTAGTATTATTCGATAAATGTAAAGAAGATGAATTATTATTTGGGATATTTGGTTGAACGGGAAAATTATGGTAAGGTTTGTTTTGGGTATTCGTGGGGATTGGGATATTTGGTTGAACGGGAAAATTATGGTAAGGTTTGTTTTGGGTATTCACAGGGATTGGGATATTTGGTTGAATTTGAACATTGGCGTAAGGTTTGTTTTGGGTATTCACAGGGATTGGGATATTTGGTTGAATGGGATAATTGGAGTAAGGTTTGTTTTGGGTATTCACGGGGGTTCGGGCATTTTCCAGTGTTTGGGGTGATTCACTAATTTCATATGAGTTTATAACTTGAAGTGTCATTTCATCATCTTTAGTCGACCGCCCGGATCGAACATCACTTTGACCTGTTAATATATCAATAGAACTTATATTAAAACTTTCGGGTGGTTGTATTTTGGTAGCATCTAACTCCTGTTGCATTTTATTAATGGCTGGTCCAGTATTTACAGACGCGATGTTTATATGGGGTTTGAAAACCTTTTTTTGATTATCTGAATATTTTAGCGTAAGTATAGAATCTGTAATTTCACGTAATATAGGAACTATTAGATTACTTATCATAAAATTATCATAATTTAATGCTATCTTTCTTGTAGATGTTGTTGAATTATATACATTTAGATGTGGATTTACAATACATTTCGTTGAAATTCTAGGATCCACCCCACTTTCAATTAATTTATTTAATTTCTCCGTCATTGCTTTTAAATATACTTTCAAATAATCTGTGATTTTAGTTCCTGTTTCTAAATCTAGATATCCTAAGTATAAAAACCGAGTATGAAACATCTTAACTGGGTTTTTTACCTTAATAATACTAGTTGTGGATTGACTTGATGCTTGTATTAAAGACTTTTTAACTTTATAGAGATAGTTAATAAGTGGTCGTTGATATCGCATATCAAACCTAAATCCAATATAATAGTATTTTTTTCTTTCTGGATTATTTGAGCCTTGATTATTTGCTTTACTACTTGAATTATTTGAAGTATTAGTCATTATAATATATTAATATATTTTTATCAAATATATATTAATTATCGTGTCTATTCAAATTTCAATGTTAATACTTTAGGTTCAATAGTATGATTTATACTTTTTATATTATAAAGTATACTTTTTATACCATGTGTGAATTTTTCTTTAGAAACTACTTTATAATTGTAAATACGGATTAAATGTCTTAATATAGTAATTGTTTTTTTTAAAGTTACATCTGTAATATAAGACCATTTACATTTAAGATAATAATCTTTTAGTATTATATTAAAGGGTTTTAGATGTTCTATTATATTATTTTCTTCTAAATCTTTTAATGAGAAATAATAATGTTCGTCGAAATCATTTATACCATATAATTTAATAATATCTTTAACCAAATCTATAGGGGGAATCTTACGATAAAGTTGATATTTTACCATTAATATTAGTAATATTATTAATCATTAATAAATGAGTCTAGTTCATTTATTTCTTTAAAACCAATACTTCTAGATATGACTTCATCATCTTTATGTTTAATAAATGCTGGGATACCTTCTATTTTATATATATCACATTTATTACTTTTTGTACAATCAACTTTATCAAATATAAATTTATTTTTATATTTATTACTTAATTCATCCCACGCATTCATTTGTTTTTTACAAAACCCACAATAAGGACTATATAATAAAGATATAGTAACGTCAGGAACTGCTTCAATTACAACTTCTTTAATATTTTTAATTAAAAAGTCTTCAAATGCGGGCAATTCTTTGTAACCGACTGATACATCAATTTCATTATTATCATTATCTCTTATAAATATAGTAGGAACACCTTGATATTTATACTCGTCGCATTCTTTATTATTACAATTTAACATCTTAAAATTAAATGTATTTTTATATTTAATACGAACATTATCCCAAATAGGTATAAACTTTTTACAATATCCACATTGAGGGACATATACAAGAATTACATTATATAAATCTGAATTAACAGGTTCAACAACCTTAACAGGTTCAACAACCTTAACAGGTTCAACAACCTTATCAACAAATTTTATAGATTTAATATTATTTTCTAGAAATGTGGTAAAAACATTTAATTCTTGATGACCAGACGTTGTCGCAATTATCTTATTGTTTTCTTTAATAAATATTGATGGAACCCCATTAATTTTGTAATCATTACACATTCCTTCCGCACAATTTAGTTTCGTCATTTTAAGGTCATATATATTCGATGCTTTATCCCAAACTGGCATAAATTTACGACAGAAAGGACAATTCATTGAATATGCTAATATCACCTCATAATTAAGTTTATCATTATCAACTGGTTTATCATCTTCGTCTTTTATGTCTAATGTAAATTTCCGCACATCGATATCCTTATGTGCGAAACTATGTAATTTTTCATTAGACGTATTTCCTACCAATGTGTCAATTACGTCATTTCCCTTTAGTTTAAAAACACTAGGAACTCCTTGAATTTTATGAGAAGTACATACGGACCCCTCATCTATACAATTAACATCTTCATATTTAAACATTTCCGGGTTTTTAGTTATAAATTCATCCCATATAACTTTAAAGTTAACACAATGGGGACAACTCGGTACATATAATAGACGCATAATTGTTTTATCATCATTAGACTTTGTATCCACCGCTACACTATCCACCGCTACACCGTCTGTTGATATAACCAGTTTATTTCCTTTAATTTGTATTGAATTAATTGCTGTCATTTATATTATATATTTTTTTATAATATATGAAATTAAACCAAAAAAAAACTTAAATATTAGTAGGGGGTATATTCATTAATCGCGTGGCAATTAAATTAGTATCAATTCCATCTTGTTGTCTTTTATTATTTTCTCTAGTAGATGTAGGAGTATTATCTACGAAATTATTTATATGTCCTTGTGTATTATAGCTAAGAAGAATATCATTCTGTCTTGTTAAATTATATTGTTGTTGTCGTGAATCAATCGGACTATATTCCATATATTTATTAACTTCTTGGTCTTTATTATACGTTTCAAATTGATATTGATTAACTTTATCAAATTGCATCTGATTTTGAACAGGTTGAATATCTCTAGAATTCTGTAAATTTCTATCAATATATTTATTTTGTTGATAAATATTATTCACATTAGATGGAAGAGCATATGGAAATTTAATATTTTCACGACTCATATAGTATAGTATTATATAATTATTAAAATAATATAAACCACTTTTAATATATATATGTAAAATGTCAGAACTAATTGGAGGTATATTTATTGGAATTGGTATAGAAACACTATGTATTATATCTTATATATATTATAAAAAACGCAAAGTAAAACCATATGACGAAGTATTTAATGTAAATGTTGACCCTGATATAGATGTTCAACCATATACAAATGACGGGATTTCTATATCATATGATGACTTATGATAACTATATAAGTATATAACCATATAAATATATATAACAAATGCCAAAATTTAATAATACCGAAACTAATAACCTAGAGTGTGATATCTCAAAACACTATAAACATAAACAAATCGAACAAACCAATAAAAGTGTAAAAGACTTTAATGATTTGAAAGAAAAAATTTGTGCCGCTAAATAATTATAAATCTTAATAATATATGAATAGACAGATAAATTACATATATATAGTATTATGTGCTTTCTTTTTTACAATATATTATTTGTTTTATAAAGTAGCATCAAAACACATAGGTAATTTTAATTTAATAGCACTCCAATATTTTATAATAAGTATAATATTATTTTTTATATTTATTATATTCAGAAGGAAAGAATTTATAGAAGAAGTAAATCTTAAAACAATAGGATATGCCTTTGCTATTGGAGTATCTAGTATAGCAAGTGCTGTATTATTATATATTTTATTGAAAACAGAATCTTATTCTAAAATAGTCCCTGTTCTAGAACCATTGATTGTCGTAATGTCATCTATAATAGGAATTTTCTATTTTAATAATAGACTAACAATGACATCCGCGTCTGGAATAGTATTATCTATAATTGGTATATATTTGATGGTTATTTAATTATCGTTCATAACCATAATATAGCCATTTAAATACCCCGCAAAACATAACCATATTATATAAGGGATTAGTAAATAAACACCAGTAGATGAAATACGCCTCATTAAAACCATTGTTATAATAGTTAATATAATAACCAATATAATAACAATAAAAGCAATTATTATTTGTTTCCATCTAAAAAATATAGTTGTCCATAACAAATTTAATACTAATTGGGCAATAAAGAAAACTATCGGCTTACATAATCCTTTACATCTTTTATTATTTAATGTAATAATAAAAGAAACCGCCATTAGAATATATAATATAGTCCATGCCAATCCAAATACCCAACCCGGTGGATTTAGAGGAGATTTTACTAATGAGTCATACCAATCTTTATTGTACATATATACTATAGTTATATATTATTATATAATAATGATTATAAACTCTGACTTGGCGGAGTCATTGTATTATTCAAGTCCAAAAATGAATTCAAATGAAATAAAATCTTATATAGAAACAATCCAATATAAAATAAATGCTAATAAAACGGCTGTTAGAATAGCATTTTCAGCGGCATCTGATGCGAATAAAGCATATATTAAAGCATATATTAAAGCATATAAAACAATAGTTGCTATTCAAAACGCAAACATAATAACAGAAAAGGCGATTAATAGTGCTAAAATTGCTACTATAGAAGCCGAGCAATCATATATACGTGCGGCAATTTCAGAATATAAATACCTGCTTAATTTTCTATATTCTGAAACTATATCTATTAATAAAAAAATAAAACCGAGTTCATTGATATTGGCTAATCACTCGTTACGCGATTTACCATTAACTGATAGAAGTAATAAACGGGAACTTTGTATTAAAATGAAAAAAAGACATAAAATATATGATATTAATCATAAAAAAAAGAAAAGAAACATTGTAAAAATGATACAACAAAATGTAAAGAAATTGAATTGTTTTTCTGGAGATGGTGAATATGGGAGTGATAGTGAAAATGAAAACAAAAGCGAAAGCGAATGTGAAAGTGAGTAGCGATATTTACACAAAACCATTATAAAAATTGATTAATATATTAATATAATACGAATATGAATACTATATATTTAAACAAAGAAGAGAATGGCGAATATGCTTATATTGGCATATTTCATAATTTTATAAATGAAACATCATTGGAATTTATTGATGATATAAATGATTTTAAGGGTGGTACAACATCATTCGGTGATATACCGCGATTACAAAAATGGTATCAAGAAGATGGTAGATATTTTTCTAAGACTTGGAAAGATCAAGAATTAGAAAGATGGACTTCTAATATATACGAGTCAAAATTATTAGAATTACAGGAATATGTAAAAGAACAAATAGAAGTATTAGATATATATAAGTATAATGGGATTAATAAACCGACTATAAATAGTTGCCTTCTTAATAAATACAGAACAGGGACAGATTCAATTAGACCACATCGAGATAATCAAACTACATTTGGAGATAATCCGTCTGTTATTGGGATTTCATATGGCGACGAAAGAGAAATAGTATTTAATCGTATTCATTATGATCCTCTTAGAATGAATTCTATTAAATCCGATAAAACAAACTCTCAAGAAATCAGACTTAATCTACCATCGGGGTCAATGTTTATAATGGCGGGTGCTATACAGAAATATTTCAGTCATGAAATCCCGAAAACAGATAGTACTAAAACAAGATATAGTATGACATTTCGGCAATCTTATGAGTAAATGTATAAATTAATTTAACTTAAGAATAAACCCATTTTATACAATAATGACAAACCGCCCTTTTATAATTGGTATAGCAGGGGGGTCTGCGTCTGGTAAATCTTCGGTGGCTCGTGCTATAATAGATAAAGTTGGTCAAAGTAATATGGTACATATGTGCCATGATTCATATTATAAAGACAGACAACATAATGGCAATAATATTGAAATTAATTATGACCATCCTAATTCACTAGAAACTGATTTAATGGTACAGGATTTACATAAACTTGTAAATGGTAATACAATATATATACCAGAATATGATTATATAACACATCGACGATTATCTAATAAAATACCAACAATATTACGTCCTATTATATTACTCGAAGGGATTCTTATATATAATGATATTAATCTGAGAAATATGTGTAACATTAAAATATACGTTGATACAGAAGCAGACGAAAGACTTATTAGAAGAATACGCAGAGATACATTAGAACGAGGTAGAACACCAGAAGATGTTATTCAACAATATTCCAAATTTGTAAAACCAATGCATAACCAGTTTGTTGAACCAACTAAGAATTTCGCCGATATTATTATACCGAGTGGATATAATGAAGCGAGTGTTAATATGGTAGTTAATAGTCTTGAGAATGTAATCAAGATTTAATCAAGATTTAATCAAGATTTAATCAAGATTTAATCAAGATTTAATCAAGATTTAATCATTTTTATAATAAGTACATTGGTTTAATATTAAATCTTGTTGACAATACGGGCATTTTATTTCAGTATTGTTTTTTTCACCTATCCATTTTGTAATACATTCAATACAATAATTATGTTTACAATTTGATACAAAATTACTATTATTATAACATATATTACAATCTCCTATATTACAATCATCAGTTGTATGGTTATATGATACAATCGCACATTTATAGTTATCTAGGATTTTATCCCATTCTTTATTTTCTAGATAAAATTTAATAGAATCCACTATTATTGGGTTGATTTTATTATACGATATAGATATTTTATATTTATCACATATAGTACACAACCACCGAGTTATTTTAATATGTTTCAATTCACACATATTTATAAAAATCAAATCATTATTAATTCTAACATTAACATCTCCTAATGAATAAATCCATTTAGCAAAGTTTAAATAATTCATTTGACATACTAATTTGAATATATATTCGTCATTCTTATGTATATCATAATCTATTATATCATATAACCACTTTGCCAAATATATAAACCCATTATGACATGTTATTCTAAATGCGAAATCATTATCAATATTGACATCTACTCCTCCAAGTGAATATAACCATTCTGCTTGTTCTTTATACCCTAGTTCACACGATATAATAAAACAATGCTCTCTTTCGATGTGAATATCAACACCACCCAACGAATATAGATATTTTAAAATATCTATATGTCCGTGTTCTGCCGCACGTTTAAATATATATTCATTATTATGATGGATATCATAACTACAAAATGATAAAAACCATTTTAATATATCCAATGAGCCGTATATACACGCCATATAAATCATTAGATGGTTACTGGTTGATATGTCGATAGGTGATTTCTCAAATAACCATTTTAATACATATAAATTATTATGTTGTATTGATAAAAAATATCCATTATTATTATTATTATTTAAATCAATCTTACAATCTGTATAAAACCACTCTAATATGTGAATATGGGAATATTTAATCGCCAAAAAATATGAATAATAAGAATTATATTCAAGATTAAAATCACCAGTAGAATATAACCATTTCATAATATCCAAATGTCCAAACGTACACGCAATGTTAAAGGCATATTTGTCATCTACATATATATCAATCGTTCCAATATCATATAACCATTTAATTATATTGAGATGTCCAAATTCACACGCGTTTATAAATGCTGTTTCTTTATTAAAGTGGATATCTACTCTGCCTATATCTAATATCCAAGTTGCCATTTCCAAATTACCATTTTTACACGCTAGTTGGAATACATAATTATTATATATTAATTTGTCAAAATTATGTAATTCATATAACCATTTGAGAACAGGTAAATGATCATTATCGACAACTTCTTTGAAAGTATTGTTATTAAGTAAATTAATATCAATTTCTTCTTCTTTATAAATCCATTTTGCCAATTCTAAATATCCCGATTGACATAATAAACAAAATACATTATTATAATCAACATCGGGTTCTACAGAATATATATATTTAATCGCACCAACAAACCCTTTTCTACAGCAATAATATAAACCATCTTCTGTTTCTTCATCACCTATATTAATCTGTACTTTCCAATTATAAAGTGGATATAACCAATCCAGAATGTTTATTTTATTAGTTTCACATATATAACGAAATATATAACAATTATATTTCGTTAGATTAATATTTTTAATATTTTTATAATAGAAACTTTTTATCTCGTTTAAATTTGAAGAGTCACATAATTTAATAAGTTGTGTATATGGCGAAATCATTAGATATAATATATATTTTTATCTATAATATATTTTTATCTAGAATATATTTTTTATCTAGAAAATATATTTTAATTATAATATATATATTATAATGACATCAACAACACAAATCACAGGACTTGGGATAACATCAGATAATATTAAAATCGATTATAAAGTTTTAAAACAGGGATTGCTTAGTAAAACGGCGTTTGATGCGGCAACATTAAATGGAAGACCTTTAGAGCCAAGTGGTATTTCGGAAAAAGTATTTAGGTCAGTTGGATATTATGGAATCGGATTTGGGGGAAATAAGTATAATGGACAAGCTATAGCTAATTATACATTAGATAAAC